TGATCATTGCCCGGTTCGTTTTGTTGCTGGCGAACGTCAGGCAGAAAGCATCTGCAAGGTCGGGCGACCGCTTATTGCGCCTACGGATCGACTTTTTGTCCTCGACCTTGATCTTGCCGTTGCCTTCGTACTCGTACGTTGGAAGCACCAGTTCCTTGTGCAGTTCCTGGTCATTCGGGATGGACTTACCGCCTTCGACAAACCATTCGCGGGCGGCCCACCAAAGCTGGTCACGAAGACGGCTATAAAGCTGCGGGTCTCTGGTCGGCGAATTCGTGACCATTACCTTTTTGATCGGCAGGCCCATGTTCACCAGCATCGTGTAGACGCCGTAACCTGGGCCGTTGGCATCGACGCAAATTTCAGCTGGTCGATCTTTCAGGGGAGTGGAATAGAACTCGTCGTAAACGGCCTGCGCTAGCTGTACCGCATCGAGGTCTTTGAACTCTTTCAGCTTCTCCGGAACGATGTTGTCCCGGCGCTTTGCCAACGTGCTGCGGTCCTTGCCGCCGCCGTTCGGGTCCAATCCCCAGATCATTGCCGCATCGTGCGGCGCTTCTGCATCCTCGTTGTCGATGGCTTGCAGCACTGCATTGAGCGGGATTACGCCGTTGACATCATCAAGCGGGAAATCACCATCGACCATGATGCGATAGCGACGAGAGCCCTTACCGCCGTGGATTGCTGCTGCTGCTTCCAGCTTCTCAGGGGTCATGTTTGGGTTGTCGGCCATGCGACCGTGAATCTTTGCCCAAACTTTGCTGACTTCGGAATGCTCCCAAGTGTCGTAGAAGAAGCCGCTGGTGTAAGCGGGGTTCGAGACAAGAATAAGCTTCGGATTTTTGTCCGACATGATGTTTTCGAGGTTTTCGAAGACTACCGCTGGAACGTCCGCCGCTTCGTCCACCAGGACAAAATTGTTTGTCGCGTGGATACCGCGAACCGTACCGAGATTGTCTTTGTTGGCCGCGTTGTAGGTGGCAAAGCACTCGTTGCGGTTTCCAATACGGAACGCTCGGGATGGCGTGTATTCGAAGTTCTGGGAGAGAGCTTTCGGCATCATGTTGAAAAGGATGCCGACTTCGTTCCAGAGGTTATCCTGAATCTGCTTTTCAGAAGGTCCGAAAACGTTGACCTTGACATCGTTGAAGCAGAACAGCGACCACCAGACGAAAACCGCCATGACGCGCGTCTTACCGAAGCCGACACCGCCTCTAAAGGTGATGTGGTCGTTCTTGAGAACGGTATCGAAAAACTCAAGCTGCTTTGGTCGAAGTGCGTTCTCGGTACCGAAGAGCGTCGTCGCGAAAAATTGCGGATCGCTCTTAAATGCAGCTAGCAACGACTGCATTCGTTCTGGGGAAATACTAGCCATGAAAAACCGGAGTTGTTTGAACTCCGGTATTTACAAAGACGGCCTCAATCCCTGTGTCTTATGCCTTTCGCCATGCGATGCCGTGCTTGTCGCACCATCCGCCGTATGTTGTTTTGCTGCCCTTGTTCAGTGGCCGGTCGGGGTTCTGAAAAACGATGGTCACGGTCCAATCCGGGTACTGCGCTTTAATCGCCAGATGCTTTCGCCTGTCCGTCGCTGTGAACCGGCCTTTCGCTTCCACGATGCTCTTGCTGTCCTCATCGATCCAATCCGGCAGGTATTGGTGGGTCAGCACGAACGGCAGGCGCATCGCCTCATATTGGAATGTGTCTGGAAGGGTTGCTCCGACCTTCGCCTCAAAACGGTTTCTGTACATGCCGTATTTATCAGCGAGCAGATTCCTGTGTTTTCGGTTGCCCTTAGCAGCGCTTGGCTAAGTAATGGCGGCAGAAACAACATGTGAGGTCGCTATGGTTATTCACACTTTTTGGGTTGGTGCAGGTCTTTTCCTTTGGGCAATCGGACCAGAACTTCGGTACTTGCTGTGGAAGCTGATCGTCTATGCAACTGGCCTGGCGCTGGTACTGGCAGCGGGCGCGGCACTTGGCTACGGCGTGTATCTGATGCTGATCAGCCGTGCGCAGTGGGCGTTTTATGTGATGCTGACATTCGACGCGGCAATCATCCTTGTCGGTGGCTTCTTCGTGGGATGGGGAATCCTGGTGAAGTTGGGCCTTGCCAAGCCATACACGCCGAAGCCTGCCCAGGCGGAGTAACGGCCTCCATTTGACGCCTAGAACGAGCGCTTCTGCTTAAATACCAGCAGTGTTCTCGCGTATTTTAGGCTCTTCATGGACTTCACATTCATCCCCAAGGCGGTCGCCCAGATCGTCCGGGTCGTTCGACAAAACCCCCTCGCATCCCTGCTCACGACCTTCCTTTTCACATGGGTCGTGTTGATCGTGATCGTCGCCAGCCTGTTCATCACGAACTTTGCGACGACGATGGCCTTCGTGGACAAATGGTACCCGACGCCGGTTACAGAAGCACAGAGGCTCACAGAAAGCGTTCCAAGGGATGATGCGACGTGCAAAGCAATCGACCGGCTCGGCGCATTGCTTGGCGCGGATCGGGCAACGTACTGGGCTTTCAGCAATGGCACCTTCGGGACAAACGGGGTGAGCTGGAACTACGCAAGCATCGGCGGTTGCCCCTACACTGCCGATGGCATTGCCCCGCTGACCGATTTCTCCAAGCAACCCAACTCCGTCGCGGTCGAGATCAACAAGGTTCTGCTAGAGCCGTCCGACGAGATCGTTTGCGGTAGATGGACCATCGATGACCTGAAAACGTCATATCTGAGAGCCACGATGCGTAGCGTTGGCAGCGATGTTCTCTATGAATGCGTGGTCCGAGACAGGAACGCTTTTGCTATCGGCAAGATCATCGTCAGCTGGCGAAATAGAAAACTGACCCCTCCGGACGAGAAGATCTTCGCAGCGATTCGCGAGGCATCAGAAAGGGTTGGCGCTGCGAATACACTCGATCCAGGCATGCAAAGCGCACCAAGCAATTGATTTTGCTCATAGATTTCTTTATCCCCTGTGTCCACAGGCCCGTCCACAATATGTTGTGGTGAACGCTTCGTTAAAAACCACCCCTTGACGGAATCCCCGGTTTCAAACTTAATGTTCTCGTTGTGTGCGGCAACTGGACCGGAATTAACGAGGCCGGTTCTCATAAAAAATTGACGAAGGAAAGCATGGCGATACGTCCGAGAACGGATGGCGCCATAACGCCGAACTGCGCCTGGAATCTGGCCCGATGACAACGACAACGGGGCTGACGAAAAGAAGCTGCTAATACTATATTCAGTGCTGGCAGCCTCCCAGGATCGCAGTTTAAAGATCAACGCGTCTTTCAATAGGACGGCTGGAATGGAACTTTCTTTTTACTCGGTGACCTTCTCGGTGAGTTGGATCGTCGTCATCTTCCTGATTGTTGCGGTGATGCAGCCGCAGCTTCTTCCGACCCTGATCGAGGCTATCAAGGGCTGGTCAAAGAAGTGAGGCCCGAAACGAAGCCGGATTTTCACTGCTCCCGGTAAATACCTTTTTGGGAGCAAACGAATGACCAGAATTCTCATGAACATCGCTGGCGGGCATATGCGCGGCGAGATTAAAGCCCTGATCGATGACAACCCTGCGCAAACCCATGCTCAGGTTGTCGCCGGCTGGATCGACCAACGCTACGGTGATTGGGTCCGCAAGCATATGGACGACAAGCCATTCATTGTGAGCGACGTGATCGTGACCGGTAGTCCAACGAATGAGCCGCCCGATCTCGCGGGCAGCTTTATCATCGATTTCGAGTGCCCGAATGACGAAGTTTTCTTTGTCCGCAACGTGGGAGGCAAGCTCATCCCATCGGAGGGCGAAGTTGACGGCTAAGAAACAAGCGACACCCGCGCAGCTGGCCGCGCGATTCAAGAAAGGCCAGACCGGCAATGCTAAAGGCCGCACGCCCATCCCGCAGGACGTGAAGGAAGCTGCGAAGGCTCTCACGGTCCAGGCCATCGACACGCTTCGCGACGTTATGCTGAACGGCAGAAATGACGCCAGCCGCGTAAACGCTGCCGTCGCCATCCTAAACCGAGGCTGGGGCGCTCCGACGCAGACGCTGGACGTGGATGTGAACCACAAGCAAGACTGGTCCGCGCTTCTCACAGCGCTGGACGCCCATAATGCGGTCAAGCAGCTGACCGCCGAAGAAAACGCGCCGTTGGTGATCGACGGGGCAGCTGTGGAGACGGATGCATCACTTTGAGTGAAGGCTGGACCGGTACACTGCTCCGCTAAACCGGCTCGCTACAGCGTCAAAGAGGCTCAAAGAAGCGAATTCTGCCTTTGTACCGAAGTGCATAGCGCGATGCCGGTAGACATGTTCTCTGGCAAGAATTGATCCGTCACCGTTGTATGTGGGGAAAGTGACCGCGATGCTCTTTTGTACGCTGTAGGTGCCAACGGGATAAGCAGCGCAAAACTCAACAACGTTATCCGGCGGAATTTCGAGGAACAGCGCCAGCCGCTGAGCTTGCGTCTCGTCATGCATTTGTTTTGGAGTGCGTTGCTTCCGGCTTGAGTTACAACGCTGGCAAGCTGCTGCGATATTTGTTGGCTCGTCCTGGCCGCCATCTTGGATCCGATGCAGATGCTCTTTTGTAGAGGCTAGAGAGCCAAGGCTCCTAACGTGGCTGCTCTTTCCGGGTCGGACATATCGCATTCGCAGCATGCCGATGCCTGGCGGCTCAAGCGCTTTCACCCACATAGGTTCGTAACAATAGAGACAGCGACCTTGCTGCTCGTTGTGCCGGTGGATTTCCGTTGCCTTGAGTAGTTGATTGAGCGCCATCATTTTTCCAAACGTAGAAAGCCCCGACACGAGGCCGGGGCTTTGTTTTATCGCCTATTCGGAATGAATTTCTGAACAGCGTCGATGTTTTCTGTCATGTTCCGATCGATTTCCTCAAGCACAGCGATCAACGGGATTGCGGCGATCTCCAAGGGCATGGGTATCGGCTTCAATTCCACCATCCAACGATATCGCTTAGGGTTGAGATACTGGTAGCTTGTGATCAGCTGAAAGTCGCGTTTGTCGCTCTCGGGCAGACTGTCGTACCACCTCGAAAGGTCTCGGGCGGCAGCAACTAGCTTTCGGTGCTGGATCTTAACCTTTTGATTGAACACACGGCGCTCACTCATGTTGCTCGTGGCCCAACTAGGGTCTTTCGCATGCTTGTGAGCGCTGTTGAACGCCGAAGCCAGCCTGCTTGCCTGCTTGAGGTATTCAGTCGCTTCGATTGTCAACATGCTCTGCTGGTCATCGACCTGACTGCTTGCTGACTGTTTCACAAGGCCCGCAGCCTCTCGAACCAGCTTCATCTGCTCTCGCGTCAAGGCCGCTTCCAGCTGATCCCAGTTTATCCGGGCAATCGGCTCAGACCTCACCTTGTCGATGTAGCTGCGCACGATGCTCCGTTTCATCTTGAACGGGGTTAGAAGAGATTTACTCATTCGCATATTCGTCTCCTGAACGCGAAAAGGGATGGCTTTTGGCCATCCCCTTGCGTTTCCTACTCGGTTACAACTTTCACATATTCCTGGGGCAACGAGGCAGGTTCATCAGCCGCCATGGCAGCGACTTTGTTCCTGTTCCGGATGGTCAACCACTTGTTCTTGAACTCGCGGTGGACACCATCGCCGCTTTCGTCACTTGCATCACCAAGCAGAAAAAGTCGGTCGCCTTGGACGCGGTAGGCTAGAAAGCCGAGGCCTCCTTCACTCAAAGTCAAGGCTGCCATCAACCGCTCTGTGAACTGGACATCGGCAATCGGCTTGAGGCCGAGAATGCCTTCCCAATCATCGTCGTTCAGAACGTCGCGGGTGCCGGTGGCATTATGGATTTTCCGGTCGTACGCGATTATCGCGTTGATCGTCGCTTTCACTTCGACCGGTTCGCCCTCTTCGTCTTCAACCTCAAAGTGGTTTCCGCTCAAAAAGTGCTCGACCATCGCGTCACCGCTAAAGTCGTGATCCACAGCAAAACGGCAGACCCCAGCATACTTTTCGTTGCTGCGGTTCGGAACCCACTGCATATCAACGAGGTTGAGACGCTTGTTCCGGACTACCGTTTCCCAAGCGCCATCAGCCACTCGAACTAACGGCAAATAGGGGTTTACCGCCTTGATAGACGAGACCCCCTTTGCAAGCATTCCGAGCTTCTTTTGGACGTTAAGGAGACCAACCGCGAACTCAGCGTCATCTTCCATCTTATGTGCTGCATCACACAGCGCACCGACGAAGCGATACGATAGCTCCCTCGACCGCATCTCACCCGAGTTGAATTCGGATGCTTTGCTATTGAGGGAAGACAGTTGGTCAAGGACAGTTTGCGCAACGCCCATATTAATCCCCGTTCCGAGGATCGAATGTGGGTCGGCTACGCGAACCGAGTTGGAGCCAGTGGTGTTGGTCTTTGCTTTAGCCATTTCATTCTCCTGTGAGTTGCGCCAACGACGTAGTTGGCACGCCACAGACGCGCACTCAGGCAACGAGAACGGACGGACTTGCGACCGACAGCACCGGTGAATATGCAATTGTGAAAGAACGCTCCAACGATGCTTTGGACATCATTGCAGATGGGCTTCTTGTACTTCTGACACTGCGATATGTCAAAGAAAAACAGCCCATTAACCAAACAACGGACCGACTTTCTCTTCACTCGCAAGTGAGGATCAACCGGATATACTTTCACTCTGAGTGAGCATCGCCGGTTGCGAAATGGATAGCATCGAACCGACAAAGGACGATTACGAGGCTCGCTAAACTTTGAGTGAAGGGTGAAAACCCTAGCCGTTTCCGACCAGGGCTTCAAAGTTTGACCCACCGCCCATTGTACTTGTCGATCAATATCTTGGCGGATATGACAAGTTACAAGGGCGCAGGCGCTTTAACATCAGTAAAAGGAGCCATATCCTGACGGATACCGGCCTTTGATATTTATCGGACATGGAAAAGCCCCGGACCAGCCGGGGCTCACTCCACTTGCGCAAGAGGAGGACTGTATCACTTCCCCTTCTTCTTCGACCGGCCAGCCTTCAGCCGCTCCGAGCGTTCCATGCTGTGCAATGCGATCACGTCCTGCAGTTTCTTGTCCGCCTCGATGGCTTCCTTCGCTGCATTCAGGATTTCGACAACACCTGCAAGGTTGACTGCACGGAACAGCTTGGAGCCTGCGATCTCGAATGCATTGCGCCCGATCCGGACAACGTAACCATCGGCATCCTTACGGAACCAAAGCGACCGGGTGTTGTGGGTTTTGCCACCGTCGATGTCTTTGGCGAACTGCACCTGCTGCGAGAGCTTGCCATAGAAGATTTCCAGGGGAGATTTGCCGGTGATAGCGCCAGAAGTTGCCTTGGACTTGAGGAGTTCAATTGCGGAAGCCATGTTCGATCTTTCCTTCTAACCAACAGCACCGTTGCTGTCGTTCTTCCGTCCAACAGCCTTTGATTATTCAGGACAAGGCCGGAAAAGCCAGAAAGTGAAATCTTTTCAATCAGTTGAGCAGGCGTTGCGCAGCGACAAGCGCTTTCCATGTCCAAACGGCACATGCCGCTAGGATTGAGTGCCAGCCAGTGGAATTCTCATGCTTCATGACCGCGACAGCGAGATTGAAGTAAGTGGATTTCGGGTCCAAGCGCAACAAATGAAGAAACCGTTCGCGGGCAATTCGGATTTGATCGCGGTCATAGGACACCGGGAATACGTCATCGTGCCAGAGCCCATAAAGAGCTTGCACCGATTGGGAAGATTTGCGCTGGACACTGTAGCGGCTATTCCGAGTCAGGATTTCGACAAGCGCGTAAACCAATCCGGCCTCAAGCTCGCCATCGCTACGAATTGCCGCTGCATGGCTTGCAAGATCGTCAAGAAGAGTTGGGGATTGCGTTTGGCTGCCGTCGATCATCGCAGCCTTATGGTATTCGCAGAAGAGTTTTTGAATTTTGGCCATCACATTTTGCTCCGTTCCCGATATTTATGGAAACGGTGAAAAAGCCCCCGGCAACGAGTAGCGTAGCGCTGCCGAGGGCTTCTCTGTGAATCGCCCTTCACAACGCGGACAATATTGCCGCCGGAATGAATGCCACTTGAATGACGCGCAAGATCGTGGCGATGTTCAGCTTGTGGGTGAATCGGGGGTGATCGATGTCGAACTGGCTTGGAATAGAAACGACGGTTCCATTGGTGCCGACACAAGAGACGCTGGATCAGCTGTGCGCGAACCAGTTGCGGCTTCTCAAAGAAGACACCATGGGTTCACCGACATATTCAAACCGGATTGACGGCCTGACGCAGTGCATGGACCGGGTAAGCGATCGATACGCCAGCGACCACTATGGGAATCAGCAGTTCATCGACAGGTCGGTGTTCGTGGGTACGCTGGCGGTCCCGTTGATCATCATTCTGATTTTCCGGAAGAGGATCAGGCGGGCAATCGAAGGCATGGTGGTTGATACCGGCGCGGCTGCAATCCGTTCGAAGCGAAGCGCAAGCGGCTATCTCGGGGATTTGAAAGCGAGGATGGACGAGAAAGCCAAACAGGAGGACTGACGAAAAGTTCTTAGACTGTATCAATCTGGTGGGACAGGAAAGTTCTCAGACTTTATCAAATGGATGGCAAAGCCATAAGGATTTTTAGGGAGAAGCAGGGGGGCCTACAAGGGCGCTGGACCCTGGGGAAATTCAGGTCTCCAGAAGCACAGACGCTTCATCCTTTGCCATGGACGCATGCAGCGCTAGCGCAGTAGCGGGATGAACTGCCGCTTGCCGTTGAGCTTCTATGTCCGCACGCGCTGTAGCAGGCGTTGTACTTGCACAGCTTGCCACGTTGCACCCGTCCTGGTCCGTACGCCGCGTTCGTTCAGGGCTTTAGCAATGCCCGTCGCTGATGTTATGCCGTTGTCCATGAGCTTCTGTATGTCTGCATGAATGCTGGCATCCGATTGGGATATCCGCTGTCTCAATCCGGGCTGGACACCGCCAAGCTTTACGCCGCGTTCCTTTGCTACAGCCAATGCGGCTTTAGTCCGCTTGCTGATCTGCTCTCGTTCCTCCTGGGCGACAGCTGCAAGGATTCTGATCGTAAGCGGTGTGGCATGCGGTTGATCTACCGCCACAAAGTCTACCCCGGCTTCCAGCAGATTGTTGATGAAGGCGCTGTTACGAGACAACCGATCCATCTTGGCGATCAGCAGCGTGGCTTTGTGGGCTTTTGCATGAGCTAGAGCCGCTGTGATCTCTGGTCTGTTGTTCTTCCCGCCGCTTTCGACTTCGGTATATTCGGCGATCACGTTGCCATTGGCAAATGCCGCGACGGCTTTCTTCTGTGCCTCGATTCCCAAGCCATCCACGCCCTGTTTCTGAGTGGACACCCTGTAGTACGCAACGAATTGTTGTGGTTGCATTGGCTTTCCTTACAGTCAGTTAGTGTTGACTGTAATGCTGCCACCCTTTCCTGAGGGCGAGTGAAAAGATCGGTTGCCCTTTGATCCGGACGGCATAAGCTTTTCCGCCCTACGGCCGGAAATGTCGGCGGGTTCTGGTCGGACGGCGGGTGGATGTGTTCCAGTAGCTGCGCTAATGCATCCGATCGTGATCCGAAGCAGTCCGACAGCTTTGCACCGTTAATCATTACGGTTCCGAACTGATTGCCAACTGATGCCTGCCCCACTTATCCACGCTATCCCCAGAAGCAGACCATTCTTCCCCATCGGCAGAGTTGTACTTTCTGATGCCTTGGATCAAGCTTGCAGAATGAATCGCTTCGAAGACAAGGCTGGATCACAACTTGAGCGAACAGATTGAAGGCAGACGTTTCTCCCAGGTCTACTTGCGCCGTGCTGATTTACAACAAGACAGCGTCCGAATGCGCAATCGGCTTGGTGCCGTTCTGCATGGGTGGGAGAAGCGCGGGTTCAGAATCTCCGATCTGGTTGAGCAGGAACTAGGCATCCGGCTTGGTTATACCCGAACTGAATACGAATGGACCAAAGTCATTCGTGAAATGGAACTGCGTGATGTCTTGGACACCGTTACTGTTGCCTGCTTTGCCATGAAGCAGCAAGCGCGTTCCAGTCCCGGTGATTACATTCGGCAGTTTGTTGCCGCTGTGTCTCGGATCTTTTCTGAAGAACAGGTCGGCTATCGCGTTGATCCGTTGGGCGGCGTTCATTATGCCGTCGATCAGGAGTTTGAATCCGGTCGTGTTGCCACCATCACTGCCCTTGGTCAGGCTCGTTATAATGGCGTCCGGTCGCTTTATGAGGATGCCTTCGCTGCACTAGATGGCGAAACACCTGATGGCAAGTCGGCTATCCGTCATGGCTTCTTTGCCGTTGAAAGCTTGTTCCGTCTCATGTTTCCGCGAGCGCAACAGCTTGGGACCGGTGATGTGCAGACCCATTTGTCGCCAGTTGTGGATCGGGTTTATTCCGATCAACGTCCTGCTCTCATGGTTGCTCAGAAGCGAGTTGCTGCTTTCCGGTCGTGGATTGAGGCCGCGCATTTTTATCGGCATGAACCTGGATCGGAAGAACCTGCACAGCCGCCGTTGGAACTGGCCGTTTATCTGCTTTCCGATGCTGGCGCTCATCTTCGCTGGCTAGCTTTCCTTGATCAGCAGCGGGCAGATTGACCAGGGCTCGTTCTTTTCCCATATGCCGTTGATGGAACAGATCGATCAGGATTTTCTCGCTGTCGTGCGCGAGTTGGGAGCGACCACCGAGCGCATTATCAGCTTGGAACGGGTTGGTCCGCCCATGGTTGCCAAGGGTTATGATCTGGAAGCCGTATATCACACGCTGATGCGGTTGAGCCGCAATGGCTCGCTCGTTCTCATCGAGGAGCGTAACGCCGTTCGATTTCCATGATCAATGCCCTTGTAACCCGCGCTGGTCGATCTACCTTGATGGCAGGCGAAAGAGGTTCAAGCACTCTCCACGCTCAGAGGTCATTGCTTCTCCCAATCACTGTGGTGATGACCTCGCCGCGCATTCAGGTTCGACGGTACGTCACTGCTCCGTCGCACAACGAGATCGTCCCATAAACCCAAGGCTTTAACCCAGCCCCCATCGTGGGGCGATCTCACCTGCAAAAAAAGCGCCGGTGTTTCCACCAGCGCAGTTGGGTCATCCAGATTGAGAACTGCCGCCCGACTTAGCAAGAACTGGGGTAGCTTGCTCGGACAGGTAAACAAGGCGCCGGGCGGCATCTGTATAACCTGCATCGGCTGAATCAGTTCCCGCCGTTATGGCTTGTTGAACAATTGCGCTTCTGCCGCTCGGCGTCGGGTCAGTCCCGCCAGAACTTTTCCGCCCGCACGGTTCCAGCGGCTAAACTCAAGCGATGCGCCTGAGAAGTCCTTCTGGTTGACCTTCTTCAACAATGTGCTGGATGCCAAGTTTGCCGTACCGCAGTTGTAAGCGAAGCTGACTAATGCTCCGCGCTGGTTATCCGAGACTGGAACCTTGACCAGTGCCGCTACCGCTTTTTCGAACGCTGCGATGTCTTCTTGAAATAGCCGATCTGCCTCGGCCTGGGTGATGGTCTTTTTGCCAATGTCGGCCCGCGTCAGGCCTTTGGTTGTTCCCCAACCGATTGTCGGGACGCCGATTGCGTCTGCGTAGCAAGTGAGCCTGCAAGCCTCAAAGGACTTGATGAGTTTTTCGGATGCGCTGTTTAACATCCGGTATTTACCGGATGGTCGCTCAGGCCCCTAAAAAGCAAAAGCCCCCCGGACTTATCCGAGGGGCTTTCAGTCTATCCGCAAGTTCACTTAGAAAAAGCGGCCGAGATAAGTGATCAGTCCGATCACCCGCCCGCTAATGCCAAAGGACGAAGACAGTTTGATCGTCTTGCCTTGTGCATCGCGGTACTCAAAAGCAACCAATGCGAACATTGATTTGCCCTTTCGTATTGCTGCATGGAAGCCTCTAGGTCAGCACCATTCCATGCTCGTGAAGCCGACGCTCGCAGGAGTTTCTCTCGGTTATGGCCTTTGATGAAATCCCTGCGAGGAAACGTCGTGGCCCTTTTTCCGTGGGGTGCCGAAGCACCTTCATAAACCGCATGTGGGTTGTGCGGTTTTCCGGTTCAAGAGCCAGTCTGATAAAATTCTAACGATTTAAAAATCATTCTCTGTATCACCGAATTCGTTGATGACAAGGAGACCGTCAGCGTTGCGGTACGGCACGAAAGGCTTTGGCTTTCCATCGAGCAGCCATAGCGTGGTCAACTCTTGCTCATACTCTTCTATCCGCGCGAGCAACCACGTTTCGTGGTTCCCGTTGTCTCGCAGACGACGAAGGGCAGCCAAAGCCGCCCTCACCTGTGCCAGTGTCATTGCGCTCCCTCTTGTGAGAGTTTGGACTGCTCGTAGGCTAGCAGGATTTCCGCAAGCTCGTTAGCCTTAGTGCCGTAGGCGACTGCGCGGGCTTTGTTGACCTCGCGCATGTCCTCGAAATGCTTCTGGTACCATTCCCAGCTGTTTTCATGCTGCTTGCCCTTGTATGGGCCTTTTGCTGCGACCGAGCCGATTTCTGCAATCTTCGCCGCTACTTCATCAGCTAGTTCGCCATAGCCGTCGCCGCTCTTGTCGGATGCCTTATGCTTTGCGCTTAGCTCTGCCTGCTGGGCGGTCAGTGCGTGGTAGGTGTGGTTCTTGATAGCCATCATGGGACTTTCTCCTTCTTATTGGGTCTTCTTACGGGCCGCTGCCAAACGCTTCTGCTTCGCTGCCCGCCGCTTCCCGAAGCGCATTGAGGTCGTGGCCATCTTTGCGGCCTGCAATGGATCGAATTCGACACCTAGCGAATTTGCGAGATGCGGAAAAATATGGGCAATGGTCGATAGCCGGTCGTCTTTGTTATCGCCGGTTCGGAAACCCTTACCTTCGGTCCAAATCGCGCCATCAGTCAGGACGATACTGTGCACGGTTCCTCCTGGCTGGAACATGCGCCACTCAATGTAGTCGCCGCCTTCTTCTGTCGTGTACACGACCGGGATGAGGTGGCCGTCTTGCTCTTCAAAGAGCTTGAAATCCTGGATGTGGGTGTTCTTGTCGATGATCATTGGGAGTTTTCTCCTTCTTATTCTGCGATTGGTTGGTTGATTAGATGATGTTCAGCGGATCAAAGCCGGACATTTTCCAAGTCAGAGTGTTGTGTGGATCATCAAGCGAGACCGCTGCAAACCGATGCCGGACATGATTATGCAGGTTTGTGTAATAGATGATGCTGATCAGCTTTCCGCCCTTTGACCCGGCGATAAGCCTTTGCGCTTCGTACAGCGCTGTTTCCGGTTCATAGGAGTTGAGGTCGAAAAAGAACCACGTCCTTGAATCGTCCAGCATAGCTTTTGCGGATGCGACGCCGATCTCAAGTGCCGGTAGATCCTGATGCCGATCGATGTTCCTGCTACCGACTTCAAGCTGAGCGTAATCACCAAACTTGTCGCTGGCTGACACGGATACGTGTTTGACGTAGGCATATTCATGCAGGTTCTGGACAATCCAGTCCAGATCAGGGATGGGGTTGATAAAGATGTGTGACATGTGTTTGCTCCGGTTGTTATTCTTGGGAAAGTTTGGCGATCAAAACGTCTTCGCCGTTCGCCCATGCTTGCTGTAATCGGTTGAAGCGCTCCAATTCGTTCTCGATAGCTTCGTCGCATTGCGTTTCGCAATCCCAAAGACGTCTTAAGGTTTCGCCGACGGTTTCAGTCGGCGAATCGGAGGTCGAAGACAGTTCCGCCTTCTTGGCTTGCAACGCGGTGATGCGCTCGTGACAGTTGCGCGCAAGCGCTAGATAAGCGGCATCGTTCCGGCTTACCCAGACACGGCCTTCAACGGCTTTAGCTCTCGCAGCAACAGCATTGGCTGTATGGGCGGGAGCTTGTGGCCCCCGCTTTTTTCCTTTGGTCCAACCCATCGGATCACTCCGCTGCTGGCTTGCGAGCTTCTGCCTTGGCCTGTGCTTTGGCCTTCGCCTCTGCAAACGCCTGGGCGAACGACTTCTGCGGAACTGGCTGGTTCAACATTTCCTCATGATCGAGGAATCGGAACGCGCCGCGTGCAACGGCTGACATCCAGTTCAGGAAGCGTTGGCGATGCTCTTCGAACTCAGCGTGGGATTCGAGGTTCTTGGTGATCCAATCAGCAATGTCGCTGTCGGTCATGCCAGTTCGCATCAAATAGGAGATTACAACGCGGGCGCGCTGGTTGTTGTCGTAGGCGGGATAGTTCTCGAAAAGAAAAACCGCGTAATCGGTGATGTCTTCTGCGGATGAAAATTGCTTGTTTACGTCAATGTATGCCATTTGAAATTCCTTTTATTCAATCTTGATTCTAACGAATGCTCAATTGCACTCGCAATATATTTATGCCTTTCGCTTCATTTGAAGAAATCTGGACCGTGGATGACCATCGTGTTTGCTTGGGATTGCTTCGGTTCCAGGTGCGCACGCTCCTCATCGCGATACACGCCCATAGCGACGAGATTGGAGAGCTTGGTTTTCTGAAACGGCTTGTCCAAGACGACCTTGTTGAGGAAGTCCTGGTACATCACAAGCACCTCTACAGGCTCGCCCGCGCGCTTCTGCAAGATGCATGCAGTGTAACCGACCGGGCGAAACTTGGTCTTTCCGTACGCATCACGTTCCGGCACCTTAAGGATTGCAATCTGTGGCGGGATATCGAAGTTTGCTTTGGTATCCTTCACCGACTGGAAGACGTCCTCAACTTCAACATACCAATCGCCCCAGAAGCCGCAGGCTTTGACCTTGGCGCGGAAATCACGAGCGCGACTGTAGAAGTTGGCAAAGCAGACGTATTCGTTCTCCTTCGTCGTGGTCGGGAACGCCATGATCGAGAGCTTAGCCGTGTACTGCGTCTTGTTCTGCTGAACGCCGTTGTCGAAGAAGTCCACGCGGACCTTGTAGAAGTCCGGGTCGTAAAGGAGCACTTCGTCGTCGGCGCTGTCGTCCATCAGCAGGGCGAGGTCGGCGTCGTCGTCGGGGTCGGTGTCCGCTTTATCGTTTTTCTCTTCCGTTGTGGATGAGCAGAGCGAATCCGCAGCGGGGTTATCTGGCGTTGTGGCAGCAAGCGCATTTGTTGGCTCAGTGGCGACAGCCGCGAGCTCGTTATCAGAAGTGATAGGGAAATCACCCTTTGTCTCGCAGTCCTGATGCGCCATAGGCGCGACTGCTTTAAGGATTCTTTTTCCTTCCTTATCTTTTAAAAGACTCGCGCCTGCTGGTGCCTTATTCTCTTTAAAAGACTCGCGGTTTGCGAAGTACGATGTGATCGCCAAAGCGTGACCTTCCTGGTCATAGCCATAGCCCGATGCGTTGATGATATCTTCTGGGGATTGGTGAACCGACATTTTAGTTTCCATTCTTTTTCTTGTTGTTTGAAACAGTGAACCCACATGCCGTTGTCGGGGAAGCATGTGGGGTCCAAAGTAACAAGAAAGGTGGAAACCAACGCTGTCTGCGAAGAACACTTCGCATCCGACAACGTTGTGTTCACGATCTATTTATAACAGACCGCGTTTTCCGGCGTCATTATTAAAAATCAACGTTCCGCGCTCAGGATATGCACGAGAATATCTTCGCCATCAGCCCATGCCATCAGTGTGTCGAACTCGGCTTGTGTCAGGCGCGGTTCCCAATCCGGATAGTTGATCTGATGGAAGAGCCCGCCGATTGAATGAGCGTGCACGCCACCGGTTGATACCACCTGCCCCACCGCATTCGGCCCGCGTGTCTGTGCCTGGGCGAGATTAAGCAGCTGACTGTATACGGCAAGGTTCTCATGCCGCTTCTGCTCGTACGCTTCGCGGTCAGCTTTCAGCCGATCAACGATGATGCCCATGTAGCGCAGCGCGGTCAGGTCGTTTCGGGTGATTTCGGTCATTGGCTGATCCTCCCAAACATGCGGTCGAGCCAGCTTGGCTTACTCCGCTCTTCCGCAACGATCCTCTTCACCTCGGCCTGGACGCGCATAAGCTCTCTACGGGCCTGTTCGCACCTTAGAGCGGCATCTTCAGCGATCCTGCGGTTGTCTCTGGTCAGCGGGTCAGCGTACACCTTGCAGACGTGGTCTTGCGCCTTGAGATAGTGTCTGACGCAATCAGCGAGATAGGCCGCTTCGCTTTGTAGAATTTGGGACATGATTTTTGCTCCGGTTCTGTCCGGTATTTACCAATCATGGAAAACCTCTCCCGCCGGAGCACGACAGGAGAGGACCGTTCGGAGTATGAACCTGATGGCTGATCCAGTTCATGCAACTATTTAGCCCTGACCTCCTCAAGCCACTGCTTTACGGTCAGAACCCGCAGATCCTTGTAAGTGACGTTGGCTTCCCCTGGCTTGCGACCGATCCGCTTGAGCGTTCCGGCCTTTTTCAATTCAATCAGCCGATCAGCGCGCCGTATCGCTCTGAGATTGCCGATGCTCCAAGGCTGGTTTTCGTTGATGCGAGCGAGGACTACCGAGTTCGCAACCGCCACCTTCTCGTCGTACAGCGGATGATCTTCCCAGAATTCGAGCCACTGCTTGAGGGTCAATTCGTTGCCGTCACGATAGAAGCGGTTGCACGAACTGATGAAGTAGCGCTTGAGGAATTTGATCTTTTCCGGAGGCATGCTTGGTCCTTTTCGCCCATTATAAAGCCTGGGCAATGGACCCGTCATTATTCATGAATACGGGCTCAGCTTCATTGCCGAGCCCGTTGAGCAGTCACCGCAAGTTGCTTTGTGCGGCTGGATATTTAGCGACGAGACCCAACCGGGCAATTTGTTGCTTTAATTTTTAAAAGATTGAGGAATTCAACGAGTTTTGCGCGAAATGCAACGATTTGCTTGACAAACCCACAAATCCCGGTGTATTGAGCCTCCATTGTTCAACACAGGAGAATTTGAAATGTCTATTGCACAGCGTATCAGCGAAACCCGTCTTGCTCGCGGAATGAGCATGACCGATCTTGCCAATCTTGTTAACGTGACCACTTCGGCGGTATCGAACTGGGAAGGTGGCAACTCGACACCCAGGCCCGATAGCCTTGAGAGAGTTGCGCGAGCGTTGGGAGTAACAAAGGCCTTTTTGGAAACCGGCGAAGGCGGCGGCGATACGCCAGTCGATGTGGTAAGCATTCTCAGCCGCGCCAAGCATCAGCTGTCAGCGGCTACCGGAGTTGCTGTCGATCAGATCGCCTTGGACCTCCGAATTTCCGCATAACCGAAGCATTTCGAGCCCATTGGCATAAATATCCCGAGCCCGAAAAGGCTTACTCCTATATTTTCCTTAAGCCCTTCCCTGTTCGCGCCGGGAGGGGTTTTTGCTTTCCGCATAAATAGCCGGGAGAAATCTTTCGGAGCACAACAATGGAAAGCAGAACATGGGGTACTGCACCCCTTCAAGAAGGCAGAACAACCGCGCACCGTATCTGGGCAGCGGACTTTGGACCCGATTACGGCGTCTACTACCATCGAATTTCAACACCCATCGACACAGTACCAGCGGCTATCGAGACCGCAGCCAATGAGCTTGCTGAGCTTGCCCCGGACGTACATTCAACCATCGGCTTGAAGAACGAGAGCCGATCCGGTTCGGAGATCGCTGAAATGGTGCTGGGCTTTGCCTTTGCCTCTCAGGCCCGCGCCGATGAAGTCGATGCGATGATGGGAGGTGAAGCATGAGCGTAAGCCCTCTCACACGTTATAGAGAAATCCTAGCTGATCTCTGCCGCGAAAACCCTGAATTTGTCGAAAAGGCCTTCGCCAAACCTACCCTGTCTGGTTGGTTTGTCGGGCAGATTATCCACCGAGCAGGTGGTGGCACCGGTCACATCGAGTGGCTGAACGAGTTTGTGACCGGGGAGTTGGCGAGACTCGAAAAGGAAACGGATTCAGTGCGCACTGTGAAATTTCAATGCTCTGCTTCCGCATTTCTGCAAGACTTAGAATCCCTACCCACGACATTGCTTCCGAGTGGGTTGAACGTCTACCACTCAACTGGGTTCGCGAAGGCCAACATGGAGAAGCTGGCTGTCGCGCACGCGGAGCTTTTCGTCTCTGAAGCGTTCGGCGAGACCGTGCCACCATTTGAGGTGCTCGTATGCACGACAAGCTATAACGGGGTTTCGCTGTCCCTCTATGGATCGGTCCGCTTCAAGACTAAGGCCGATGCCATGCTGTTCAAGCTCGCCCATGGGGGTGAAGTATGAACCGGCAGCTTGAGAAGATGCTCGTCGGCCTTCATTCGGATTACGCCGCCATGCAGCGTGCCGATGCAGCTGAACAAGCCGAGAAAACGGGCGGCACGACATTTGAAGCCGTGTTCGCCCGCGCCCACTATCTGAACAGCTTTTAATTGATCCGACGAGAGATCGAGACCGAGTATGCGAAGAAAGCAGCGGGCTGATTATTCAGCGGCTTCGCGCGGTTCAACGATGATCGCTGGCAACCCAAGCCGAATTCGCTGACCATTAGCCCACGCCATGGCATGTTGCTGGATGGAAAACTCGTTCCGGGATATCTTTTCCTCGTCGGCCACTCGGACAACGTACTGGTTGTCTTGGAAGAACACAGACACAGACTTTTCCATTTCTGCCTCCTAACCATTTTTGGGGTGATAGCGCTACCGTAGCCCTATGGTTGTGCGTTGTCGAATCATTTGTTGGTCCGATATGGGACCGTTAGTCATGGAAATGGCCCGATCAGATCGGGCCATTGTTGTCTCAGAGCATTACGATCCGCTGCGCCGCTCGCGCCGCTATCGTCCATTCGCTTAGCGGTCGATCCGTCCGGAAATGCAGGTCGCGTTCGACACGCAATCCCCACGGCCCTTTCAGGCTTTCCAACTCCGACAACAGCGCGTAGCCAAGTTCAGGACTGCCATGGCCGAGGTCGCACAGACCGAAGAGCCGATCTTCGTCACCAGGATCAAGGTCCACAAACAACCATGTGGCATTTGCCCAGGGCGTGAAGAGCTTTACGACCGGCACATGATCGGCGTCTTTGTCCGCGTAATTCAACAGCAATTGCTGACGTTGTTCCATCGTTATAAGCAGCATTAAGCGTTCTCCGAAGCCATGCCGCGAACGCTTACACTTGCAAATCGTTCGATCATACGACGCTCTGCGCGCCAATCTGCCACGCTCTGGAAGACCTGATCGAACGCCACGCCATCAATGAAACCCCAAACTCGAAACTGCATCTGCTCAACTCCTGTTTGCGTTAATCGCAAATCCAGAAGTATTTCCAGTTGAGTGTCAGGGCGAGCGTAGACTGCCAAAAGGCCAAAGTCTTTTTTCTGTGCGCTAGGGTGAAAAGCTCAACAAAAACAATGCGAAGGACAGGTTGCAAGAAATAGTGCAACCTAATATGCATGGAACTACGAATATTTACCGTGTTTCTTCAGGGATCGCTCACCATAGTCAGTGGCGCAAAGAAAA